ACTCGCAATATCTCCCCGAAATCAAAGCAAAAGGGAACAAGATCGAATAACACTGCTCCTAAGGCGGCGAACGTCGATGTTTCTTCGGCACGTTTGGAAACACCGTATTTGGGGGACTTCAGTTATGGCGTCCGCGTCGTCGATTGGGCTCGCCGTTTCCTTCGGGTGGAGCTCATGCCGTGGCAGGCGCAGATCCTCGAGGGCCTTCTTGCTCATGATGGAGCCGGTCTTCTTGCTCATAGGACTGGTCTCGTTTCTGTCGCACGTCAGAACGGAAAAACGGTCGCTCTGAAGGCGCTCGTCGGCTGGTGGCTCACCGAGGGCGCGATCGTTCGAGGCGGACCGCAACAAGTGATCTCGACAGCTCACGCGCTCGACCTCGCGGTTGCCCTCTTTCAAGATCTAGCGCCGATCCTCGAGGAGCATTTCGGCGCGAAAGCGAAATGGAGTTACGGCCGAAACGAACTCGAAATGCCAGACGGCTCCCGCTGGTATGTCCGAGCCGCGACACCATCAGCCGGCCACGGTCGAAGCCCCGATCTCATCGTCGTCGATGAGCTCTGGGATATCTCCGACGAAGTCCTCGACCAAGGTTTGATTCCTTCGCAGCGAGCGCGCAAGAGTCCACTGTGCGCGATGTTTTCTACGGCCGGCACCGAAGCATCCCGGGCGATGTTGCGCTGGCGTGAGCAGGGCCTCCAGGCGATCGACAACGGGAAACCAACTCGGCATTATTTCGCAGAGTGGTCGCCGCCACCTTCGGCGGATCTTTCCAATCCTGAAATGTGGGCGTACGCGAACCCGGCACTTGGCCACACCCTTGAGTTAGAAACTCTGCTAGCGGAATCCGAAGCGCCGAACCGTTCCGCGTTCCTCCGGGCCTCGCTTAACCTTTGGGTGGCATCGGACCAGTCTTGGCTCGATCCTGGGACGTGGGACAAACTGGTTTATACCGGAGAGCTGCCAGTCGCAACAGTGTTGGCGATCGAGCACTCCCTTGACGAGTCCCGTTACGTCGGTCTCTTCGCTCATCCTCTGGACACGAAGATCATCCTTCAGACTGCGTTCGTCGTTCGCACCGAGCAAGAACTGTGGGCGGAGATCCGAGGCCGGCTCCCAGCCGGCGCTCAGCTAGCTCTCCCGCCGACACTCGACATTCACGCACCGCCCGAACTGCAATCGAGGAAGACAACGGTCGGTTACGGCGAACTGGTCAGATGGACCGCCCTCGTACGTTCGATGATCTATGAGGGCCGTATCCTCCACACTGGCGAGAACACGCTCGCCGAACATATGGGTCGAGCAGTCGCCTCGAGGACGCAGGCCGGTCTTGTGCTCAGCTCACAGAAAAGCCCGGGACCGATTGAACTCGCTCGATGTGCAGTGTGGGCGGCCGCTCTCGCATCGAAAGCGAAATGGAGTTCGAGGCCGTCGATCGGAAGAGCGCGCAGATAATCCGTTTTCTCTATCTTCATCGACGCACCGCAAAACCGTCGACAGGTTTGCCATACTTGCGGCGTGGGACTCTTTTCTAGACGAGCATCGCGCAACGGTTCGCAGGCTCGCATCGTTCGAGCGACTGGAGCCGGCACGGGATCTGGCGCTCTGGCCGGCTCGCTCTCGTTGGCTGTTGGGGCTGGGCGAGAGCGAGCTATGGCTCTTCCTACGATCAGCCGAGGTCGAGATCTTCTCGCTTCGCTCATCGGTTCGCTCCCAATCCGGCAGTACGGCACTCAATGGGATGGTGAAAACGTCGTCGAGATCCCGCTTCCACCGGAACCGTGGATGCTCCGGCCGGAACTTCGCACGAGCCGCTCTCATACGCTCGCCTGGACGTTCGACGATCTCCTCTTCCACGGCCGCGCCTACTGGTACATAACCAAGCGGTACGCGCCGAACGGAGACAGGCCTGTCGGCTTCCCGGCTGAATTCCAATGGCTCCCGGCGTACATGGTGAACATGGAGGCGGCAATGTTCGCCGGGAATGTTCCGATCGGCGAATACTCCCTTTCGCTCAACGGCCAGCAGATCCCGACACGCGACGTGATCGTCTTTTACTCGCCGAACTCTCCTCTTCTCACTGTCGGGGCTCGAGCAATTATCACCGCCGAAAGACTCGATCGAGCATCGCAACGGTTCGCGACAACACCGGCCGCTTTCGGTTGGCTTGAGCAGACTGAGGGCGACATTCTCGACGACGAGTATCTCAGCGAGGCCGCTCAGGGCTGGCAAGACGCTCGCGACGCCGACGCCGTGGCAGCTCTCGGACGCGGGTGGAAATGGCACGAGTCCGATATGAACCCTTCGAAACTGCAGCTTGTCGAAGCACGCCAACACCAAGCGCTCGAACTCGCTCGCCTCGTGAATGTTTCCCCCGCTCTCGTCGGAGCGCCGACAGGCTCCGGCATGACGTACAACAATGTTCGCGACGCTCGCCAGCAGCTCGCCCAGGACGCTCTCCCCTACATTGAGGTCATCGAGCAGACCCTCAGCTCCGACGCAGTCACTCCTCGAGGTCGTATCGTGAAACTCGACCGCTCCGCCTGGACGAGCGACCCGCTCGACATGGCAACCAACCAACCGACCCCGCAGGAGCAGACCGTATGAAGCTCGAACTAAAGCAGACAATTTCCGTTGAAGCCACCGAAGGCGAAGCCGCACCGAAGCGGCGGATCATGGGAATCGCCGTCCCCTGGAACGTCCCCGCCTCCGCGTCCACAGGTCCAGTGAAGTTCCTTGAGAACTCGATTACTGCAGACGGACCGGCACCGAAACTGATACGAGATCACGACCTCGGTCAGCCGATCGGCATTGTCGACGAGCGAGTATCAACCGCCGAAGGGATGCTCTTTTCGGCGAAAATCTCAGCGACCTCAGCCGGCGACGAAGCTCTCACGCTCGCTATGGACGGCGTCCTCGATTCCGTTTCGGTTGGCGTCGAGGTCGACGACTTCGACTATGAAGGCGACACTCTCGTCGTGAAATCGGGACGCTGGCGCGAACTATCGCTAGTCCCGTTCGGTGCGTTCCCTGAAGCAAAAGTAACTCAGGTCGCCGCCTGCGAAGAATCTCCCTCCGTGGAGGAAGACGAAAACCCAGACCAAGAAGAAGAAACAGACTCCCAGGAGGAAGAAGAAATGAACCCAGAAACCAATGCAGTCGAGGCGACATTCTCGACCGCTCCGCTTTTCATCGCTGCGACCCCGAAGAAGGTCACGGCCGCCGAATACATCAGCGCTATCGCTACCGGGAATATCACTCCGAGCGTTCGCGCAGTCCTCGACGAGATGGGACTTGCCGACACACCCGGAATCCTGCCAGAGCCTTTGATCGGCGAGGTCTACTCATCGCTCAACGACCGCCGGCCTTTTGTGTCGACGATCGGAACGCTGGCCATGCCTCGAGCATCGGAAACCTTCTACCGTCGCAAGATCACCCAGCACACTGAGGTTGGGCTTCAGTCGGCCGAGTTCGACGAGCTCGCATCCCAGAAACTGACGATCTCAAAGGTTCAGGTCGATAAGAAGACCTACGGCGGCGCTCTGTTGATCTCCGAGCAGGAAATCGACTGGACCGATCCGGCGGCCGTGAACCTCGTCCTCACCGACATGGGTCGCGTCTACGCCAAGAAGACCGAAGAGGTCGCGTGTGCAGCGTTCAAAGCTGCAGTCGTACCGAACTCGACGGTCAACGACTGGACAGACGGCGACCTCATCCTTGACAAGATGTACGAGGCTTCGCAATACATCAGCGAGAACATCGACGAGCTCCCGACGCACGTCTTCCTGTCACCAGACCGTTGGGCCGATCTTGGGAAGGCAAAAACCGGGAACGGCGATCGCATCTTCCCGGCAGTTGGACCGAGCAACGCCGCTGGCACGATGACACCCTCGAGCTACCAGGTCGCCGGCCTTGGATTGACGTTCGTCGTTTCGGGCAAGTTCGCCGTCGATACCTTCATCCTGGGCAACCCGACCGGAACCTTCGAACTGTACGAGCAGAACAAGGGCGCGATCCGTGTTGAGCGGCCGTCGACTCTCGCGGTCGAGCTCGCCTATCGCGGATACTTCGCTCACGCGATGCTCGAAACCAACGCCTTCTACCGGTTGAACTAAGACTCTCTTATCCCCCGAGAGAATGACGAAGGCGAGGAGGTGAAACCGTGTTAACGAAAACAGTCGAATCCGCATCTTTAACAAACAACGTGGCACGGCTCACCCTCGCCGACGTCATCGGCGTCGAGGCCGGCTACAAAATTCGTGTCGCCGGCATTAACACAACATTCGACGGGCATCATACGATCACCTCGGTCGACGTGGACGACAGTTGGATTCAATACTCGAAGAATCATGCCAACATTCTGGAGGTCGACGTCACCGGGATTGCTGAGGTCATCGTCGAATGGATCGACGACCAGGATGTCATCAAGTTCATCGGCGTGGAACCGGCAACCGAATCCGACGAGGATTATCTCACGTTTTGCGTCGAAGCTGCGAACGGCTGGGTATTCGAGCGGCGTCGCAAATCCGGTTACAGCGATCTCCCAAACGCGATCCCCAGCTCTGAAGTGAAACTCGGAACCATCCTCTACGCCGGAAGTTTGTACCGGGAACGCGGCTCGGTTGATTCTTTCGCATCATTTCAGGACATGCCAACCGTCGCGCCGGTCGGCACGATGGGCCAAATCCTTCGTTTGATCGGCTGCAACAGGCCCCGGGTCTACTAATGGCCGGGCTATTTACCGAAGCGTACGAGATCGTTGTCGACGCTCTCGCCGCCGCAGACCTTCCGGTTATCGACGACCCGCGCAACCTTCGACCACCCGGCGTGATCGTCGACCCGCCAACCTTTACGGCGATCTCCGCGAACCTCGTCGAGTTCGATTTCCCGGTCTCGATCATCATGCCGCCACCCGGAAACAAAGACGCGCTCTACGCCGCTCTCACACTCATCGACGACATTCTCCTCCTACCGGATCTGCTCGTCATCTCCGGCACATCTGGCGTCTACACGACAGGCGGCCAAGAACTACCCTCGTATCAACTCATCATCAAAATCACAGTAAGAAGGGAACCCTAATGGCACTTGTAGTCCAGACAGGCCGTCAGCTCACGCTCGAGATCGACGGCGTCGATTACTCCATCCAGACGGCTGAGGTGACACTCACCCCGTCCCAGACCGTCGACCAGTACGTCACTCTCACCGGCAACGCAGCGAAATCTCAGCCGGTCACGTGGACATTGAACGTCCGCGCATTCCAGGATTGGGGCGAAGGCGACCAGTTCGCCGAGAGCATGATTACCGCAGCCACGGCAGGAAACCCGATCCCGTTCGAGCTCGCGCTCCCAGGCGGAGCGACCGCAACCGGCAACATTATCCCCGTTTTCCCTTCAGCCGGAGGAGCGGCGGACGCAGCTCTTGAAATGGACCTAACCTTCGCCGTCGACGGCGCCGTTACGTTCGCGTGATCTAATGGAGCTACGCCTTCGTGTCGAGGCCGCCGGCCAAACCCATAACGTAATAGCGAACCCGTGGATCATCATGCTCTGGGAACGCAAAATGAAAACCAAAGTGTCCCGAGTGAACTCCGACGGCCTCGGCCTCGAGGACATGGCTTTCATGGCGTACGAGGCGCTCAAAGCGAAGAAGGTTGAAGTCCCGCCGACGTTCGACCTTTTCGCTCAGAGCGTTACATCCCTGGAGGTGGAGGAGGACGAAGCACGCCCTACAGAGGCGGCAGCCTCGGCAGAATGATCGCCGAGGTCGCCGCCGAAACAGGGATCGCACCAAGCGAACTCGCCAACGATGGCGCAATGTTGATAACGCTCGTCGAGGTGATCCACGAACGAAACAAGAAAAGGAGGTAACAGTGGGCGCTCAAATGACAATCACGATCGAGAACGTCCCGGCGACCCTCCGACTTTTAAAGAAAATCGACCCGGATCTTCGCAAGAAAGTCCCAGACGAAATTAAAGCGTACGCTCAGCCGCTCGTAAACGAAGCGAAAGGCCTCCTTCCCGGCTCACCACCGTTGTCCGGTCTCGCTCGAGGGCGCTTCCGATATCGGGCTGGCACAGTCCGAAACGGCGTCCGCCTCCAGTTCAAAGGGACACGACCGAAGAACTCGCCGATGAACTCATGGCCGGTACTTCGTTTACGGCAGACCACGGCAGCCGGCTCCGTCTATGACATGGCGGGCCGCAAGAGCTCAGGCCGAACGATCTCCGGTCAGATCATGGTTCGCGAGCTGAACAGCAGACACGGCAAAGCGTCGAGGTCTATCTGGCCGGCCGTGGAGAAACACGCCGACGAAATCGAGAAGGGCATCGAAAAGATCTTCGACGACTACGCCAAGATCATTAACAGAGAGCTGGCGAAATGGCAGTCGTAGCGCCGATCGTTTCCACATTCGATAACAAAGGAATCCGACAAGCCGAGTCAGGCTTCGACAGTCTTTCAGGCTCAGCCTCGAAAACCTTCGGGAAAATCGGATCGTTAGCGAAGACTGCGGTAGCGGCGATCGCGACAATCGGCGTTGCTGCCGGAGCTGCAGCGTTCAAAGCAATCCAGGCGGCCAGCGACCTCGAGGAAGCCCAAGCGAAAGTCGGGCAGATCTTCGGAGAGTCCGCTCGCCTCGTCGAAGAGTTTGCGTCGGACGCTGCGAAAAGCCTCGGCCAGTCGAAACAGGCGGTACTCGACGCCGCTGGAGTGTTCGGCACGTTCGGAAAAGCCGCCGGCCTCGGCGGGAACGACCTGGCGCTCTTCTCGAACTCGTTTACCGCTCTGGCCACCGATCTCGCTTCGTTCAATAACACGAGCCCAGAGGAAGCAGTCCAGGCGATCGGCGCAGCTCTCCGAGGAGAAGCCGAGCCGCTCCGAAAATACGGCGTGCTCCTCGACGACGCTACGCTCAAAGCCGCCGCTCTTGAGCTCGGCATTTACGACGGTTCGGGCGCTCTCACAAGCCAGCAGAAAATCCTGGCTGCCCAGAAAGTCATCTGGGAACAAACCACCGACGCCCAGGGCGATTTCGCTCGAACCTCCAAAGGTCTCGCGAACCAGTCGCGTATCCTGCGAGCCCAACTCTCCAATATCACCGCCGAAATCGGAGCGAAACTTCTTCCAATCGCCGTCAAAATCGCGAATTTTATTAACAACAAAGTGATTCCAGCGTTTCGCGACCTCTACGAAACCTTCCGGGCGGACGGAATCGCCGGGATCTTCAAGAAAATCGGCGACGAAATCAAGAAAGCAATCCCGATCATCGGAAACCTTCTCCGCGATCTCGGAGCGAAATTCATCGACTGGATTCAAGAAGCCGGACCGCCAGCATTGCGAGCGCTTGGCAAATGGATCGGCGATCTCGGCAACTGGATCGTATCCACAGGAATCCCGACGCTCACTCGAGAAGCACGGAAACTCGGCAACAGTCTCGTGATATGGATTCAAGAGAATTATCCCGAGCTCCTCCGTCAGCTCGGAGCATGGCTCGGACGATTCATCGCATGGATTGCCGGCACAGCAATACCGACGCTCGCACGAGAAGCCGCCCGAATGGGCGTCCAGTTTCTAGCGTGGACGGCAGACCTGCTACCGACAGCTCTGCGAAGTATCGGAGCGTTTACCTCGGCGCTCGCTGGACAAATACCGGGGCTTTTCGCGTCTGCGATTAACGCCGTCTTCCGAGCCGGCTTCCGGATCGGCGAGTCGATCATTGATGGCATGGAGTCAGGCGTACGGACCGTGATCGGAGCCGCCGGCGGTATTGCTCAAGCAATAGCGAGCTCCATTAGAAACGCGCTCGAAGGATTGTGGAACAGGTTAATTGCTGGGCCGGTCAACTCTGCAGTACGAACGGCGGTCGACGTCCTTGACTCTCTTCTAGGACCGACGATTAACTTCCCGCCGGCACCGAATGTTCTGCCCTATCTGGCGTCCGGCGGAATCGTGGACTCTCCCACGCTCGCCGTGATTGGGGACCGCAGACTTTCACAAGGCAAGAACACCGAAGCAGTGGTCCCGCTCAACAAGCTCGACAACATGGGCGGAGGAATAACGATCAACATCTCCGGGGCGATCGACCCGGTCGCCACCGCGAAGCAGATCCGCCGAATTCTTCAAGACAACCAGGTACGCCTCGGATACACGAGCCCAGTATGAGCTACACGGTC